GTGGCGTCAGTACCGGGTTGTGATTCGGCGGGCCCTTGATTAGCATCGCCCTGCTTGGCCGCGGGGTTGACGCTGCTGTCCAGATCCAGGCCATATGGAAAGGCCGCGCCGTCAGATCCTCCAGCGAACAGAGGGGACGCTTGATCACTCCAGCCTAGTGCGTGTTCATGTAATGCCACGAAATCAATACTTAATTCAATTAATTTTGGTAAAATTACCCCAGGCGCCACCTCAAGAACGCCAGCGTCTGGATTTTCTAAATTATGAGCAATAGACACGTTTGTTATAGCCCCCAACAAACCATCTTTTTCGGAAATCGTGTGAAACGATTTATAATTGGCGCCGGCGGTGTCGGCGCCGTAGGCGCTGAACCCCATTGAGTGGGCAAGATTCATCACCTTCATCCTAACCAGCGGGGATTGAGCTATTGTTGTAGCGCCATTTACATTGGTGTATGCAGGATATAAATTTTTAACCAAGTTGCCCACTCTTGCTAAGTTTTCATAACCTTCGCTTATCGTAGCACAGGGAACTTTAAGCCCAAGAGTAATTCTTCTCTGGGTATTCTTGAAAAGCATTATTGGATCCATACGTCCATAAACTGATTCTTCAGACCAATCAGAGGTGTATGATTCATTAAATGTAGTTATAAACGCTTTAAAGCTGGTGAGCCTGCCACTCAGCAAACTATAGAACGAGACTTGCATGCGCTGGTGATTCGCGTAATTATCAGAAAGTTGATAGTATTGACCGAGCGATTGCGCGGACGTATGATCTCGGCTCTTGCCTGAAATTCTGTTTAGTTTGTTCTCGTCAAAAATCTCAGGAGACAGATCTGATGCAATCGATTCGATGGTCATCTCCGCGGTGCCGAGCATCTGATCGGCTTGAGTTACCTGCTCACCTGTCGTATTGGTATATGCGGATTCGGCGAGGAGGGCGGTGGTGCTGGTGCCGATCATCGGGCTAATTGTTGTCATTTTTATCTCCTTTGTTTTATTAAATTAATTCCCACTGCCAACCGCTGATGCAGACGATTCGCCGTCTACCTCAACAACGATTCCTCTGAGGAAGTCTCTTGTCTGTGTTTCGTTTAATGATATCTCAATCTTTTGGCGGCCGCTTCCCCAGCCGCTGCTGGAGGCCTGTGCACCACCACCACCGCCGCGGACGGCGCCGGATCTGCTGGCGCCGACTCCTATCATAGCCGTTACTGCTAGAACCTTCGCGAGATTCATATCCTCAACAGCTTCTGAAATTGTCTCCATTTCAGCGCCTAAATTTTCAAAGGCAGAGGAATCGGCGCCACCCATCATGTTAAACATTTCACCAAGAGCTGGAAGTATACTTCCAACTGCAGCTATCATTGAAATCATTGAAAGTGTTATAACTGCAACAACGCCAGCAAAAACTTTAAGACCAATAAGAGCCAACGGATTTCCCATAGTAATCAACGCATAACTCAAAAGTCCAATGGCGAAGGCAAATTGTAAAAATGCACCAGATATAGCCGCAATTTGACTTGGCGGAAGTGGCGCCAATGCATCAACAAACATTGAAAATCCAAATGCAGCCAGAGCGATCGCTGCACCAATAGCCAAAAAGGCAAAAGCCATAGCATACATTGCCGGGGTAGATGCTAGCATTGCAGGGGCGGCGCTAATCATAACATATGCAATAAATGCCATAGCTGCTCCAAAGGCAAGGATCGCAAGCGATATCGCAAAAATTTGATCTGCCTCAAATGGCTCAAAAGCCGCAACAAAGAAACTTAAACCATAAGCGGCCAATCCAATACCCGCTCCTAAAAAGAGCATTGCCACACCCATGGCCAATATAGCTGGCCATGTGCTAGCAGAGGCGGTGCCCACAGCTGTAACAGAAGGCGCATTTCTATAGTTGGCAGCAGTATTCATTTCTTTAGCTCTGGTATCGTTGTCGGTTCGATTAGCTTCGGCCGTTTTTTGGCCAATGACCGTGGCGCGGGGGCCTATGCTAGTAACATCAGCAGCGGTTTCGGCGCCTTTGGCAGTGACCAAGCCCCATATCTTTGCAGCCATACCGCCAAAAAGCCTCACAATTGGGGCCAACGTGCCTGCTATCTGCAAGCCTTTAAATATGATAAAGCCTTCTACTATTTGGCGCCAATTTTCAATAATCCACGTGAACAATGGCTTTAATTTTTTCATTTCTTCAACAAAATTCAAAATACCATTTTTAATCTCGATAAGAGGGCCTTTGCCTTTAGAAAATTGATCAAACAAATCATGGATAGAATCAAGCAGGCCACCATCAACAAGAGTTCTCATGATATCTTGAAGAAACCCGTCAAATTTTTCTTGCAGTGTCGCTTGTTCTGCGGCGGCTTGCGCCATTTCTTCATAGTCTCTAGCGGTTCTATTGGTCTCTTCTCCGAGAGCGCTCATGTTGCCGCTCATCATAAGAGCCAGATCGCCCACACTATCGAGACCCATTGACTCTGCGAAGAATTGTCTTTGATAATACGACATATCATCAAATGTTAGGCCAGCTTCTTCTAGAGAGCCCCTCAACATTTCGAAACGCTCGACGGGATCGGTAGCCGTCATCATATCCATAGCATTGACAAAGTTGCCACCTAGTGCAGCATTTAGTTGGCCCGCCATCGTTGCTGCGCCCTCGAAAGTGTCAAATTTATCCGTAAGAGCTAATAGTTTTTGAACCTCCAAGCCAGTAATCTTTGATACTCTGGCCATTTCTCTAAAAGAGTCGCTAGCAGCTGGGCCTAGTTTTGCTAATTGAGGCATCATGGTGGTAAAATCTTGCATCATCTGGTCAACAGGCACTCCGATATTCATAGCTAGGCTAGATATCTCTAAGGCTGTAGTGTTTGCTTGCGCAGCAGTTTGCCCCATCATTTTGGTCGCGTATTGAAATGTATCGCCAATAGTTTCAGCGCTTACGCCCCATTCCATCAACACAGAAGTTGTGGCGGCTAACTGATTTTGCATATTGGCGCCAAGCATAGTAAAATCACTAAACGTTCCATATAGACCTTCGACCGCTTCGCCGAATTGTTCAACTGATATCCAATACTGCGATACAGAATCAGAAGCGTCAGAAAATTGACGTGCCATATCTGCAGACATGCCTGTGGCTCTTTGCATAGATGTTTCCATTTCATCTATTGCAAAAATAGCATCAATTATACCGCCAATAAAGTTTTCAATTATGCCAATACCAAAACTAGCTAGGCCGGCGGCCATCCCTCCAACGCCGGCATTCATGACGGTCCAAAGGTTCTTCATCGCGTCGACATTAAAGAACTTACTTTTTTCTAGCGGCAATACTGCATCGGCTGCGGCACCACCAAGGCGCCCCATTTCCGCAGTATTTCGTTTTATGGCCTGAGTCGCTTCTTCGAGCTTCTCAAGCTTCCGTTCGGCTACTTCAAGATCTTTTTCGGCTGACTCTAACCTTTTCGCATCGGAGGCATCGAATTCTCCTTTTAGCTCAAGTTCGGCTTGTAATATCTCTAGTTTTTTTGCTGCAATTATTCTAGCCTGCTCAGCTTGGGCAAAACGCGCAGTTTGAGATTTACCTAGTTTTTTGAGCTTTGCTTCATATTGAGTTAATAAATCAAGCTCTTCTTGGAGGTCACCAAGGCCTTTGTCGGTGTCGCGGCCTATAGATCTGCCTTTGCCGCCCTTGCCTTCATCGCCGCCGGCTTTGTCTATTTTCTTGCCCAATTCTTGAATCGCGGCAACTATGTCGGAATCTGCCATATGAGTCCCTCTTTAACAATCTAAAATAAATAGTTTATAAACAAAAAAGACAAGACTATCGTCCTGTCTTCTGCAAGCTTCTATACTGACTGGGGGTGGGGGGTTGGTTGTGCCTAGAGAGCGTCTGCGACTTTTTGCCGCCGGCGCCTGTCTTGGAGTTTTCTATTGCTTCTTGTTCTGCTTGCAATTGTTTCATCAATCTCTTAACAAACCATTTCCTTAAACCAACAGGAAGGTTATAAGCCTCCGTAAACGACCATCCTCCCGAATATTTTAAAAAGAAAAATTGCTCGTATGTGTTTTCTACATATTCATCGGTCAGGCCAAAAAAAGTCCGCAGTCAGCGGGACCTCCATTTCAGCCGAGTGGCCGCATTCGTCACAAAGAAAAACTTGTGTTAAATCAATATTTGGCGCAGCTAGCTTATAAGCCAACCTTAAATGTCGAGAATCAATAGAAGGGATATTGGCAACAACATAGTCTATAACCTTTGGTTGAGAATTCCCATCCGCGGAAACAATAAAGTTTTTAAGTTGTCTCGTGATGCCGCGTTCGTGAATATTCTGTTTTCGATCCGACTTCATTCCTGACATTAAGTTTCTTTCATCGTATCCATTTAATAATCTAAATTGTACATTTAAGCCAGTCTTGGGTAACAACGTTGTAAAAGTTCCATCAGAATTACTGATTACATCAAGTGTTTCCAGATCACCACCCTTATAGATATTCGCAGAATTCAAATCAAATTCGTATCTATCGTTGTTTCCACAAGCGGGACATGCAACCTTTGTATTATATTGGTTCCCATAAGCCGAAACTCTTATAGCGATTAAAACGGCGTTTCTGTCTCCAACCAGTAGATGATCCGGATTAATTCTTCTATCGACTATCAAACTAGCCAACACACGATCAATGGCGACACCTTTCTTAAGAAGGGTGCGCGACGTTAGCATATCTTCTTCTTTGGCTGTCATCTGTCTTATTTCAATCGCTTCTTGATTGTGTAAAGGGTGACTCTCTGGATAAAATTTACCTTGTGATGGCAGTTCAACAAATTCAGTTGGCACCACAAATGAAAATCCGCCGTCTGCGGGGCCCTGTGTTAAAGCCGGGGGCGGGCTTGCGTCGGGCTGCGATGCGCCCGTGCGCTGTTTATTTCTAGACAATATACACCTCTCGTTTTAATTGTTTGTCTTTTTAGCTGCTGAAGAACTCGTTTCCGCCCTCGCCGAGGGTTGCCGAAGAAGTACTCTGAGGAGTTTCTACACGGGCCCAGTCATATTTAAGCGTTACACTTATCTCAGTCAGATCATCGCCACCATACTCCAGATCGCCAAATTTAAGCTCAGTAATAAAAGAGTTCCAAAGCGTCCATGTTTCAAGAGCTTCGCCTTCAGAATCGATTTGTGTAATCAAAACAGTGCCGAGTGCACCAGCAGACTTAGCCTTGGACATGGTGGTTAACGAATTTTCGTCGGTGGGGGGAGTATAGCCACTAAGAGCAACAATGTCTGCAAGAGTGGCGGTCATATCAGGGTCAACAGGATCAACTAAAGTAAGAGAGACATCTTGCCATGTAACGGAGCCAGGGTAATAAAAGGTATGATTCAAATATTTGTGCTCTGCAGCTGCAATTTGAAACGAAGGCTTGGAAACCGATTTCGCGTACCATGCGGCGGCGCCGCCTTGCGATGCATTGACTCCTTGAATCTCTACTGTAAACCTAAATTTTCTTTTTGGATCTTTTAAGGTGGTATCTTCACCGAAGTTTGTTGCCCAGAATGCCATTATGTAGATCTCCTATATGTATTCTTCTAAATTAAATAGTGGGTTAAGGGGAAAATCCCCCATCTTTTAGTCATCGAATGATGCACCGGTTGAGGCAATCACGAAGTCGATGGCAATGTACTCAATAGCTCTTGCGGGCTTCACCATAATCTTAGCGTACATGATGTTTTGATCAATCAGGTCATCAGTTGTTGTGCTAGAATCAAGTATGAGTTTGTAATCGGTGATACCATATCGAGTCTTAACATTTGCCAAGAAAGGCTCGACAAGTGTCTTGAATCGGTTCCACGTTGCTGAAACATTCTGTTCAAAAAGAACCTGAGTAGAGAGAATTGAAATCTGCTTTTTCAAATAGATGACAAGTCTTCTAACGTTGATTCTATCCAACGCAGAAGCTGAATTTTGAAGCGTTTTCTGTCCGAACAATACGATCCCTGTGGAGGGGAACGATGCGATAGGATTAATTCCGCTTTCATAGAGGTTGTCTCGATCTTTGGATGTCAGCCTCTCAGTGATACCGGTGACTGGTATACCTGCGGCCCCATCAGTAAGTCCACCTCTGTTGAATCCAGCTGGAGCAAACCAAATTTCAGATGCAGCCTGCGAGCTAGCCAAGACCCCTAACATAGCAGCGGTTGGCGGGATCCAAACAAGTTGTCCCGAAACAGCGTCTCGCGTTTGCACCCATGGGTAGAACGTCGCGCCATAGCTAGAGTTAATTTCTCTGATTCTCAAAGCTTTGGCTGCGGCAAGTGGCGTAGTAGCTACTCTGTCTGCCTTTGTCGACTTAATTGCCTCATGAGGAGGAACATAAACGTCAGGCAAGTCAATCAACGCCATCGAATCTGCTCTTTCTTCACATGTAGTGACTGCATGCGCAGTAAGAGCGTCCAAGGTTAAGCCAGGAATTGTCAACAAGTTCATATCGACGTATTCGGGATCAGCGACCGTATCAATTGCTCTTTTAAGGGTGTAGTATGCGTAGCTGTTTACTTCAGTTGATGTTGAAGACATACCTGCGTTATACATTGGATCTGGCTTTGTAATATCAAATCCATCGTGGCCACCCCAGAAGGGAGCCGTGAAGCTATTATATCCATTGTCCAGAAGATCAGCAATACTAGCATTAGTGGCAGAACCATCGGCGTCGGTGACCCCTTTCGAGACCTCAGCGCGAGATCCTGATTGGTAATAGTAGCCATCCGAACCACTTACAACATCGTCTAAGCTGAAAACATAAGACCATGCATCAACGCCAGATGTGGCGCGCCACCCGGTAGTTACCGGATCTGATGGGAAGTCAGTGTACAACAAGTTATGTAACGAGCCAATGCCTCGCTGTGGGATTGTCGATGCGCTTTGCTGAGTAGTTTGGAATCCAAAATATGCATTTGTAGGATCGCTCAGACCACCATCAGAGGCAGAGTTTCTTAATCTGGCTTTCGGGAATAAAATCGATCCGGTTAGGTTTCCACCATCATCGTTAAAGGTCGTGGCGGAACGATAAACAAGGCCGCCGGAAAGAAACGGCAGGTAATTCAGACCACTGACAGCTGTACTGCCGCCGTCGCCTTTACCCCCCGCAGTGTCTGCCTCCGGTAGGATGCCGGGGCGCGGATTAGGGGTAGAGCCCCCAGTGATAAACGCGGTCCAGTTGGCAGCGCTGCCGTCGACTCTGTAGAATGTGTCTTCATCAGACTCAAAGCTATATCCACCACTAACAACCGTTACGAGGTTTGTAAATTTAGGCGGTCCGAAGTAGCCAAATGGAAGCAACGTGGCCTCTGTCTGTCCTGTTTCTACATCAGCATTCATTTCAATATATACAAAATTGGACTGATTATCATATTCGCCATACTCTTTAAGGCGCCTATTGGTAGCGTCCCATTTGTTATACTTATCGCCTATTCTTCTAGCAATAAAGTTAACAGAAGTCGGATCAAGCGTAAGGTTGTCAAATCTCTCCAAAATCGATACAGCGTTATCGGTATCATTTAGATCTCTGAGAACAAGAGAGAAAGTACCATACTCAGTAGAATTGGTAATTGGTTGTCTAATTTTTTCAATTGAAACTTTAACATTATTGTGGAGCCACTCTCCATGACCACGACCTTTAAGTCGGAACAGCTTCTGCTGATTGAAAGGCACATAAGAGGCAGCCTCCCCAAGATCCTGACCAATAAACCAGCCAGCAACGGCCTCGCGGGATTCTTGTTTCTTTTGGTGGGGGCCGAGGCCGCTTCCGTTTTGAATTCCAAGAATAACGGCCTGTGAGCCTGTGAGAAGACTATTTCCGTCAGCACCGCCGTCTCTCAAGAATGCCTCAAATGTTTCTCCAAGCCAATATGAAGTTTCGGCGGTTGAGGGATAAAAATCAGAAGCGTTTTGGTTACCGAGCTGAGGGTTTGTATTAAACTTCTTGCGAATGTAGTTTTCCGAGCTTTCGTCAAAATTGAACTTAATCTTCTTCTCGGCATAGCCCGAACCTGTGACAACCATAGTCCACAGGCTATCGGTGCCAAGGCCAATAACCGTATTAACGGAAGCAGTTGAGTCTCCGCCACCGCCACCCCATGTGTGCTGGCCAAATGGCTCTTC